GAAGGACAGCAAGAAGCTGTCGACAATGATTTCTTTAAAGAGGAACATCCAAGCATGCCCATCAGCAAACCCGATAGGCAAAGTCGAGTAACTTTTGGAGCTAAGTCAAAAAAATCTTAGAATCAAAAGTGGTTATTAATACTAATAAAACTAATAAGGAGCAAATAAATGGCAAACCAAAACGGTAATTACGGATTTCGCCCAGTTGCAAAAATTGGTTCAGGATACAACTCCGGTGGTATGACTGAGTACAAAATTGCAAACGGTGAAACTTCCGCAATTTATCAAGGCGATCCTGTAGTCCTCGTGGCTAACGGATCAATCGACGTTGGTTCAACTGCTGGTGCTGAGCTTATAGGTGTTTTTAATGGCTGCGAGTATACGGATCCTACTACAAAGAAACCTACTTGGAGCAATTATTACCCTGGCAGCATTGCAGCTGACGACATTAAGGCATATGTAATCGACGACCCAAACGCTTTATTCGAAGTGAAGGTTGACGATGCAAATGCAGGACAGGCACAGGTTGGTGTCAACTGTAACATCGCAACATACAGCGCTGGATCTACTATCAATGGTATTTCTAACGTTGCTATTGACGGCGATAGTTTCGCAGTTGGTGCAGGTGCAAACTTTAGAGTTGTAGGCCTTTCAAAAGACGATCAAAATAATGACTACACTGCAGCAAATGCGGCAATTATTGTTAAGATTAACCTACATTCACTAACAGACACAACAGGCATATAGGAGGTTAAACTATGGCTATATCTAGAAGTCAACTCGTTAAAGAGTTAGAACCCGGTCTAAATGCTTTGTTTGGTATGGAGTATGATCGATATGACAACGAGCATGCAGAGATTTTTGAAACAGAATCATCTGATCGTGCGTTTGAAGAAGAGGTAATGTTAACTGGATTTGGCAACGCTAAAGTCAAATCAGAAGGTGGTGCGATTGAGTACGACTCAGCTAACGAAACTTTCACTTCAAGATACACACACGAAACAATTGCTCTTGCTTTCGCTATCACTGAAGAAGCTATCGAAGATAACCTCTACGATAGACTAGCAGGTAGATACACAAAAGCATTAGCTCGTTCCATGTCACAAACAAAACAAGTGAAAGCTGCTGCTGTATTAAACAATGCGTTTAACAGCTCATTCTCAGGTGGTGACGGTGTAGAATTATGTTCTACATTACACCCATTAGCAACTGGTGGTACATTCAGCAATGAATTAGCAACAGCTGCTGACCTCAATGAAACTTCACTAGAGCAATCTTTAATCGATATCGCTGCATTCGTAGACGAGAGAGGTTTAAAGATCGCTGCTCAAGGTAGAAAACTAATCATTCCAAAAGAATTACAGTTTACTGCTGAGAGACTTATGAAGTCTGAGCTAAGAACAGGAACAGCTGACAATGACATCAACGCTGTAAGAAGCATGGGCATGGTTCCAGAAGGTTATGTAATTAACCACTTCTTAACAGACACAGATGCGTTCTTCATTAAAACAGACGTTCCAAACGGCTTTAAATATTTCGAGAGAACACCAATCAGAACTGCTATGGAAGGCGATTTTGATACAGGTAACATGAGATTTAAAGCTCGTGAGAGATACTCATTTGGATTCTCAGATCCAAGATGTGTATTTGGTTCACCAGGTGCTGCATAAGCATTAAATAATAATTAACTTTTAAAGGGCGGGTTGTCTTTGACTCCGCCCTTTTTTTATGCTTAAATGAAATTTCTAGCATAATAGATTACATGGACTGAGCTAGTCAGACGGTATAGAGACCATGTGATCGGTCTATACAACCTAGGAGGTTTAATATGGCAAATACTACTTTTTCTGGTCCAGTCAGATCAGAAAACGGTTTTGAGTCCGTATCAAAAAACTCAACCACTGGTGCTATCACAGTAGGAACTTCTTATAGTGATATCATTACAGGTTCTGTTCAAGCATTAACAGGTGCTGGTGCAGTAAACTTAACTGATTTAATTACAGAAATTACCGCTGAAAACACTGGTGATGCATTAACTCTTGCTAATGGTTCAGCAGGTCAAGTAAAAATCATTTCATATGTTGCTGAAAGTGCAGCTGGTGATACAGCAG